ACGCCACAGTGCTAACTGTGAACGGGGTGGGCCGACGGAACTTGATCTGTTGACCTTTGTTCTGAGGCATGGGCCGTGCTTGGGAAAACTTCTCCAGAATAAGGATAGGTTCAGCGTGTTTTAACATTTTAACGGCGGCGTAAACGCCGATACGGGGTGATACGTCACCATATGCTGTAATAGCCATGAGTAATTACCTCTGAGTTGGCAAAATTAGATATTGTTGTTGTTAGCTTGCTCTGCCCAGTATTCCCACGAGTCTCCGTCAACGGAACTTCCATTCAACCTACCTACGCCAGCACGGGGCAGACCTTCGTCTGCATCGCCGTCGCGGGGTCGAGTGTGCGTTTCGTCATTATTTACGGTTGCTGGTGGGATGCTACGTTTATAAAGGTCCAGTAAGACGATGTTGTCATCTGCTGATCTGGAACTAACGAGCTGTTTCACTCCCTCACTTTGTCCTTCTACCCAGCTCCAAAAATCAGGGCTTTCTTGTATCTGACGATAGTCCGGGTGCTGGCTTTGCAGCGCATTAAACTGCGCCTGCAAGACCTGTTGCTCTCGGTCTTCGTTGATACTGTCGATAGTAGGCGTTACGTCGTTGAGTTGCTGCCGCATCGGGGCAACCTCTTGAGCATTCAACTGCTTCATAGCAGCGAACACTTCAGGGAAGTCTTCCTCGAACTGCACAAGGTCTACGGTTGTCGTAGGCTGCGCATCTTCGCCGCCCTCTGTTGCGGGTGCAGTAGCTTGCACGGCTTGTGCTTGCTTCTGCGATTGCTCAAGAGCGTTCAACTTTTTCGTTAGTGCCGATACTCTATGGCGATTGGAGTTTTCCGAGTGCTGGACCCTCGCATAGTTCGCCTGAAGTTCTGCTACCGCCTGTGCTTGGTCAGGGGGTAGTCCATCAAACACTGTCCGTTCCACTTGTGACCCTGCAAACTCCTCTGGCGTACTGCCGTCCTCGGTTGATTGCAAGGTCGCTGGGTCACTGACTGCGCCTTCTGGTTCTTCGTTATCGGTGGAAGTGGCTTTCAAATTACCGTCTTCATCGAGAAGTTGGGCAAACTCCTTGAATAAGGCGGCATCGGTAGCGTCACTAGATTGCTCGTTATTGTTATCGTCACTCATACTCGACCCTTTTCAGTGCGTCCGTCTTACGGGAGGGGGGTGTCGAAAAAATCAGAAGTCGCGGGGGTTAAATCCGCCGGGGCTTCCGTCTCAAGTCGCAAGACGGCGCTATACGCCTCTATGCGCCCTCGTACCCGCTCGACATTGTCGAGGGGGCAACTGAGGAGTTCTCTGTGGGATGAGTCCAATTTAGATTGGCTCACCCGCTTAATTTCAGGCCACGAAGGTGTTCGCACTATTCCAGTCCGTAGTTCGCGGTGTTGCCGTCTTGCTTTTTAATCTCCATTTCTTTGTTGAACTTGCTGTCGTCTAAGTTCAATTTCCATCGAGACTTTTTCAAGTCGGCTAATATCTTTTGATACCCAATGTCGTTTGTCTGTGACAGCTTGAGAGCTTCCATCTGCAAGATGCGATCCTGCTTCTCCAGCTCTAGCTTCGCCAAGTCTCGGCGTAGCTGTCTGTCCGCCTCGTTGTTCTGGGACTCAAGGCTAAATTTCAACTGCTCAATCTGCTGGGTGTTCTCATGCCGCTGCGCAATCTGCTCAGTGCGCATCTGCTCTAACGTGATCATCGGGTCTTCTTCTGGAGGCTGTTCCTGCATGGCAGCCTGCTCGGCCTCCATCTCGGCGTCAGTCTTGATCAAGTCGTCAGGTGCGATGTGCATCGCCTGTATGACCTTACGCAACGTGGCCTGCGCTTTAAGCGAGTCGGCCAGTGCTGGGTGGGCCGCGTACTTGTCCAGTACCGCCATGAGGTTAATAGCCTGCTGCTCTCTTAACAGTAGTGCGCTAGTACCCCGTGCGTGGACTTCGTAGTCTCCTTTAATGTTTTCGTCTTTGTGGTACTGCATGTTCCAGTAATAGAAACGTGTGATAAGCGGCTTAGTCACGCTATCGTCCCAATCGCGCACTTGTCGGCGGCGGTCGGTGTTGCTGGCGTTCATCATCATTGCCATGCCGCCCAGCGAACTGGGTGCTTGGCCCGCGCCCTGCCCTACCTGTGGCGGCAGCCCTGCCGTCTCGGTGAGGAAGTTTCGCGCCATCGTGAGGATGTTGCCGACTTCCTGCTGGACAGAAGGGAATGACATAACACTGAACGCAGACCGGACGTCGGTAATGCTCTCATCGGCGTACCACAGTTTCCACGGCGAGATTGTCTCAGTGCCGTCGGCGGGTGTAATGGCGTGGCGCTTGGCAACGATCTGTGGGCCTGCGGACTTGCTGCTGTTGTCCAGCATCATTCGCCATGCCGTGTTGACGATGGCCTGCTCGTTGCGACAAAGCCACGGTACGCCAAAACCAAACGGGCAGAAGTCATCGACTGCCCAGTTCCACATTGAGTAGGGCCAGTCTTCGGACTCGAGGGGGTTCAGTACCGCCTTGAGAACAAAGCCGCCGCAAAAAACCACGACGCCGTCAAACTCATCGAGCGGGTCGTCTTTCTTTATCTTCACGCCCGCTTCTCGCAGCGCGTCTTTAGAGATAGGACCGTGGTATGTCCAAACCTCATATCGGTTATCAACCGTTTGATCTGTCCCGCCTGTCAGCCTTCGCAGTGCGTTGACGTGGCCGTTGCTTGCAAACTCAATGGTCTTCGTTTCTTCGAGTAGAACTTTCTTGACGTTGTCTTTTATGTAATTCTTACGCTTCACCAGCCCGCGCATCTGTTTGCGGGTCATGTAGCTGCGCTCAAATATGAACTCGGACTCTTCTATGGTGGAGCCACTGAGGTCAGGGTAAAAATCCCACGGCGCAACGGCGCGTGTCCTTGGTGCGCTAGAGGTTTGAGGCTCATACGTCACGGCGGGCTTCTTGCCCCCTGTGCCGTTGTCTTTCATTATCATCTTGTGTCGGGTGGTGGTGAACTGCTCTGGGCCTGCGATAATCGCAGAGCCGAAGATGCCCGCCCAATGCAATGCTTTGCGGGCAACGCTCGCATGGTCGCACTGCACAAGCTGGTCATCTATCTCACGCTCCATCGCAATCGCCTTGTCTTTGGCGATTGTCTGCGCTCGGGCGGCGACTTCTGCTGTGGAGATGGGTTCTCCGGTCTCGGCGTCCATCACTTGACCGCCACCCGGGACTTGGGCGGGGGATGAGTCTTTCAAGTCGCCTTCTATCTGAGGGTTTGGAGTGGCAGAGATGCCGTAGTTCTTATCGTCTGTGGGAAACAACAAGTCGGCTATCTGTGCTACTGACTGGTTAACCATAATGCGAGTGATGTTCAAAAATACGCTTGACTGCTTGTTGTCCTCCATCGCTCTGAGCGTTTGGGGGTCATACTCGCCAATATATTGCTGAAGGTCTTCGATCCAACGCTGCTCGATAACCGAGCGGTTGGCAATCACTGACTTGAGCGACAGAGAAAGTGAATGCCCAAGCAAAGACAGCGGGTCTAAACCAGCGACCTTCTTCTCGTCTAGGGGCGATTCCATTTAGTATCCTGTTCTCATATCGGCAACCTGTAGTGGTGCGTAAGTGTGTCCGCTGTTTTTCTCCCGCGCTATCGCGGTCAACACCCTCAGACACAGATACTGCAACGCATCGTGGGGGTGGGAAAATTTGTTCTTGTCGGGCTTCTCTCGGTATCGGGCTTCACCTGAAACTTGGACCCGCGCGTATTGATACCCTGCAATAAAGCCTGCTTTCAAAATTGAACAGTGCGCACTCAGTAAAAACGCGGGTTCGCCTTTAGGGGCGAGGCGCATTAGAAAGTGGCGTACCGATTCCAACCTTGGCTCGATGGCGTTGGTCGAGGCAGGGACAACCGCCATGCCTGTACTCCTCATTACTTGGAAGCAACTGACCTCGTCGGTGTCTCCCGCCGCATTGCCAGAGGGGTCTCCGACATATATGCGCTCGTGTCTGGCATACTTCTCTGCGATCAACGGCATCATGGACGTCGCTATAAAATCGGTTAGCCCCATTCTCTTTGCTACTAACTCGTCAAGAATACGGAGCTGCCCGTCAATGTACTGACCAAAAATGGCGCTGGGGGTGAGTCCGAAGTCCAATCCGATGTAGATCGGCTTGTCTTTGATCGGCCACAGGTTGGTACTAGCAACGTGTATCCGCTCGTTGAACGTCTCGCCATATACTGGCATCCCGTCGCGGACAGTGGCGTACTCGTTCAGCACATAGGCGCGTATCCAGTTCGGGTCTTTGCCGCCTATGGCGTTAAAATAGTAGTCGTACCCTCCGGGGAGGTTCTGTATGTTCTCTGCGGCGGGGTTAGGCTCA